AAAATACGGCCCGCAATACGCGCACGGAATCGCCTTTCAGTTCATCGACCCCGTAAGGCTGGACCCGACGCACTACGAGAAGACCCAAAGCGGAACCATGATCCGCCACGGGATCGAGATGGACGAGGACAACCGCCCGCTTGCCTACTATTTCCGCGACTACGACGAGCGGCAAGTCGGCTACGTGTCGCACTCCGGCATCAAATACGTCCGCGTCCCCGCAAAGGATGTCATTCATTGGTTTTTACCTGAAAAGGTGGGGCAGAAGCGCGGCCTCCCTCCAGGGCGCACGGCACTTTGGAGAATGCGCATGCTCTCGGGCTTCGAGGACGCCGCCGTCACCAACGCCCGAATCGGAGCCGCGAAAATGGGGTTCTTCAAGAACCCGGACGCCTCCGAGGAGGAAGACCCGCTCAACATGGACGCCGAGCCGGGCGTTTTCGAGGACATCGGCAACCGCGACTTCGTGGACTGGACCCCGCAATTCCCGGAGCAGACGATCGAGCCTTTCATCAAGTCGATGGTCCGCAGCTTGGGGGCCGGTCTGAACGTGTCCTACCACAACCTCGCAAACGACCTGACGAGCGTCAATTTCTCCAGCATCCGCCAAGGCGCGCTGGACGAGCGCGAAGTGTGGAAGGGCTTGCAAACGTCATTTTGCAAGGGCGTTGTGGTCCCGATGTTCGAGCGCTGGCTTGAGGTGGCGCTCCTTCGCCAGATCATCACGATCAACGGGAAGCCGCTCCGCTTTGAGCGCCTCGAAAAATACAAGGCCGTATCATTCACCGGGAGGCGCTGGCCTTGGATCGACCCGGCAAGCGAGCAGAGCGCCAACGAGCGCGCCGTTTCGCAGGGATTCAAGAGCCGTTCCGAAGTCATCCGCGAAACCTCCAACCGCGACCCTGAGGATGTTTGGGACGAGATCGAGCGCGAAAACCGCGAGCTTCAAAAGCGCCGCATCATTCCGCTGGTGCCCGCAGGCTCAGCCCCTCCAGCGCCCGCGCCCGCTCCCGAGCCGTGACGAGCAAACGCGCACAAGACCGACCGAGCGCAGGCGCATAAATTCGCCGCAATGTCCGTCCTCAACAAATTCCTCGCGGAGCCCATGCGGCGCGTTCTCAGCGTTGCAAGCGTGGACTCCGCAGCGCGAACCGTTGAACTTGCGTTCTCCTCCGACGTTGAGTTGGAACGCTGGCCCGGAGTCGCGGAAAAACTTTCTCACGCCCCGGGCGCTTGCGACCTTTCGCGCCTCAACGACCGGGCAAACCTCCTTTTCAACCACGACCCAGACGCAGTGCTTGGCGTGGTGGAATCCGCCAGAATCGACAGCGACGGATTTGGCCGAGCCGTGGTCCGGTTTGGAAAATCCGAAGACGCGGAAGAGGCATGGCAAGACGTGCAAGACGGCATCCTCACAAAGGTTTCCGTCGGCTACCGAATAACCGAGGTCAAGCTCTTGCAGGAAAGCGAGAACGGCCCGGACGTGTACGAAGTCCGCAGTTGGCAACCCTACGAAATCAGCCTGGTAACCATCCCCGCCGATCCGAGCGTGGGAGTGGGCCGCAACCTTCAAACCCAAAATTTTATGAGCGAACAACACGCCCAAAACACGCCCGCGCAGCCCGCGCCCGCCGTGGCTCCGGTCGAGCCCAAAATCTCCATTGAAGCCGAGCGCAGCGCCGGACGCCAAGCCGAACAGGACCGCGTGAAGTCGATCCTGGCCGCTGGCAAGCAATACGGCATGAACGACGCCGCATTGCGCGCCATCGAAGAAGGCCGCTCGATCGACCAAGCCCGCGAGCTTTTCCTTGAGGAAATGAACAAGCGGAACAGCCGCGTGGCAGACGGTGCGAAACCCATCGGCCTGAGCGAAAAAGAAGTGCGCAGCTTCTCTTTCGTGCGTCTTCTCCGCGCACTCACAGACCCGAAAGACCGCAGCGCGCAAAACGCCGCCGCTTTTGAGTTGGATGCGTGCAGCGCCGCAGCCGAGCGAGTGAATCACCGCGACATCAAGGGGCTCATGATCCCGAGCGACGTCCTTGTTCAACCCCTCACCGGCGAGCGCGGAACCAACACGATTTCCATTGCATCCGGCGCAGGCTACACCGGCACCGCTGGCAACACCGTGCAGACCACGCTTCTTGCGTCCAGCTTCATCGACTTCTTGCGGAATCGCACCGTGCTAATGCAGCTCGGGACCGAGCTGGGCGGCCTTGTCGGAAATTTCGACATGCCCCGGCAGACGACCGGCTCCGCTGGCTATTGGATCGGGGAAGACGGGGACGCCTCGAAAAACGACGTGGACTTCGGCCTTGTTTCGCTTCGGCCCAAAACCGTCGCAAACTATTCCGAGATCACCCGCAAGACCCTCATGCAGTCCAGCCTCTCCGTTGAGGCTCTCGTGCGTGCGGACCTTGCGCGAGGCATTTCGCAAGCGATCGACCTTGCCGGATTCTACGGCGACGGACTGAGCAACGCTCCCGTCGGCATCCGCAACACCGCAGGCGTAAACAGCGTTTCCTTCACGACCGCCGCCAAGCCGACTTTTGCCGAGCTGGTGCAGATGGAAACCGAGATTGCCTTGGACAACGCCGACGTCTCCGCGATGGCCTACGTGGGCAACGCTGGCTTCCGTGGCTACGCGAAAACCACGCGCCGCTTGAGCACGAGCACGGATTCCCTGGCACTCTGGGAGCCCGGGAACACCGTCAACGGCTACCGCACCGAGATCACCAACCAGATCACAGCCGGGCACGTTTTCTTCGGAAACTTTGCCGACTTCATCCTCGGCCTCTGGGGCGGTCTCGAATTGAACGTTGACCCCTACAGCAACGCCACCAAAGGCCGCGTGCGCATCGTCGCAATGCAGGACGTGGACTTCGCAGTCCGCCGCGCCGCTTCCTTCTGTTTCGGTTCCGCAGCATAGCGGGTTCCTCACCGCCGCCCCGGCTCACACCCAGGGCGGCGACATGAGCCCGCAACGCATCCCACATCATGCCCAACGACTACCAGATTCCTTTAATTGCCGAGCGGCCCGACGGCACGCCCGGAACGCTCAAAACCGACGCAAACGGGAGCCTCCGCGCAAGCGCCTCGAACATCACCACAAAATACCGCGAAAGCTTCGAGGTTTACGCGCCGAACACGCCCGGCTCGGATTGGGTGCAGGTCCTCGCAAATGGCGACATCGCACGCGCCGAGGGCAACGCGCTGGCGTGCTCCTATCTGACGATCAGCAAAAGCCCGCTCAACGCAGGGACCGAAACTGTCATTGAAAACGTCAACCGCTTCGAGATGCCGCTTGAGGTCTCGATCGGCGCGCACCTTTCGCAGCGGACGCTCGGGCAGGAGTTCGCGCTTGAGCTTGTTTCGCTCGATTCTCTCCCGGTTCAGCCGGACATCGCCATTGCCAGCATTTCGCAGGCAACCACCGTGCTCACCGTTGTAACGGCCACAGAGCACGGTCTTGTTCCCGGCAAACGGATCGGAATCACGGGGTGCTCCAACCCGCTCGCCAACTATCCCGCGCTCGTTGTCGCCACGATTCCGACGCCTACGAGCTTCACGGCAACGGCAGGCCCCGGTGGAACTATCCCTTCGCAAACCATCACCGACCCGGCAGGCGCAAAAGGCTCGGTGTATTTCCGCCCCGCGCTGGGATACGCGAAGGACGGGACGAGCATCATCTTCGAAAACACCACGGCCACCAACGCTTCAGCGTATATCCGAAGTGACGCAGGCGACTCCTTGCCCAGCGGCACCGCCGCAGGCAACCACTCGGCAACCATCCTCACGACCGCGAGCGTTCAGGCCCTCAACTCCACCGGAACATACGCTTTCCAGCCAACCAACGATTTCCGCCTCGCGCTGATGGCCGACCGTGTGCAGTGGGCTTCGACGCCGGTTGACTCCCCAGCCGCGTTGACCGCGTTTGTCAACCGCTCGCAGGTTGTGCCGAACAACTCAAAAACATACGAGTTCCGCATCCGTGCAGCTAATAACAAGGCGCTCACGGTGCCTAGCGCGCAGATTGTAAGCGCGATCAAAACCGGGACCACCACGGCGACGATTACCACCGCAACCGACCACGGACTTGTGGCCGGCGACGTTGTGGTCGTTTACGGCATCCGCGACCAGGCCGCCGCATCGTTCCCCAACTTGGTAACGGCGACCGCTGTCGCCACCGCACCCACCTCCAACACGTTCACCATCGTCATCGGCACGGCCTCGACCGTGACCAGTTACGGCGGTTACGTGGCCAAGGTGCAGGGCGGAAACCTGATGTCCGCGCTGGGCGCGTTGACGATGGCAGCGCAGAGCGCCACCATTGCCTCCGGGATTCTTACGCTTGTCGGAAGTGCTAACTGGTCCGGCGTGCTGATTGGCGATTTCGTCGAGCTGGTAGGCATCCGCGACAACACCACCGGCGCCAGCCTCGGAATCGACGGTGCGTGGCGTGTGCGCGACATCGCAACCACAAACCTCGTTCTTGAATACGTGGGAGCCGGAACCGTTCCCGCCACGCTGACCACGACCAACTGCGGCGGCGGCGTCATCAAGCGCACAGACCTCCGCATTTCGTTCCTCCGCGTTTTCGACTTCGAGCGCGAGCGGGTGGAGATGATGGCCCGGCCCTCGGGCGACATCGCCAACGCCGTGCCCGTAGCGGTCAACAACGTCCCCGCCGTCACGGTTTCTTCCGGGACAGTCACGACCGTTTCGACCGTTACAGCCGTGACCACAGCGGGAACCCCTGCCGCGCCCGCCACGCCCTACACCCTCAACTCGGCGGCATCGACAAACGCCGCGCTTGTGCTCACCGGAACATCCGGCCTTCAAGCATTTTATGCGACCAACACCGGAGCCGCCGCCGCGTTCGTGAAGCTTTACAATAAAGCAACCGCGCCAACCGTCGGCACAGATACGCCTGCAATGCTTATTCCTGTGCCCGCCGCAGTTGGCGGTGTTCCTGGCACTGCACCCCTGCCCATTGGGTTCAGTGGCTTTCGGTTTGCGCTCGGGCTTGGGATCGCAATCACGGGCGGGGCCGCCGATTCCGACACAACCGCCGTGGCGGCAGGACAGGTCAAGGTCATGCTTAGCCGAACCGTCTAAAACTCATGCAAATCACCGTGACCGACTTAACAGCAACCGACGCCAACGGGCTCCGCACGGTGTCCGGCGTTTTTGCCGGTTCACGCCGCCAAGTCTCAATCCCGCTCTCGGAGCTTGAGGCGCTGACGTTCGAGGCCGCGCAGGCGCGTTTCATCGAAGAATTTCGGCGTCAAATCGAGTCCGACCCGAAGCCGTA